TTAAAGGATATTAAATATGGCTACAAATTATGATAAAGGGACTATTTCTAATCAAATATATTCATCGCGTGATGAGATTAGAAGTCAGATAATAGAGCAAATTCAATATTATCTTGAACTTGAAAATGTTGACCTTACAAAAACATCTTTCCTATCTTTTATTGTAAACCTATTCTCTACACTCACAAGTAATATATTATTTTATCAAAGTTCTGTTTATCGTGAATTTTTTATGACCAAAGCTCTATTACCTGAATCAGTTTTAAATTTAGCAGCATTTATTGGGTATACACCAGGAGAAGCTAAATATTCAACAACAAACTTATTGATTACAATTCCACTTGAATTTGAAGATCCAAATGCAACATTTACTATTGATGAACAATCTAAATTTAGTACACAAGATGGAATATCATTTTCAACCTATTATAAAACTGATATCACAGTTACAAATAATACTGCTGTATCAGTAATTGTAGTTGAAGGTAATAAAATTTATAATTTACCTGTTTCAATTGATACGACTGCAAATATGGATTTCTCATTTGTATTGCCTGTAAGACAATATGAATTATCAGAGCAAGAATTTCAAGTTGATTCAGATGTTCAAGAATATCAATTCATTACAGTTGATGTTCCAATATCAGGAAAAGTTTCTAATGTTTTAGTTGAAGTCAGAGAACCAAATGGGACTTCATGGAGAACTTACAGTCAATTCGATAGTGTATATTTAATGGACTCAAATGATTTTGGGTATGTTTATCGAAGAACATCGGATGGAGTACGTTTATATTTTGGGAATGGTTTGATCGGAGTTCAACCTATTCCAGGGTCAACAATAAAAGTAACTGTTCAAGAAACTCTTGGGTATGATGGGAATGTAATATCAGGAACAATTGTAAATGGACCGAGATTATATACAGTTAATTCAGTTTCAAGTGTAAGACAAATTGTTGATTATGATGTTACAAATGGTTCTCCAGCAGTAAATGGAGAAGATGAAGAAGATACTGAAACAATCAGAAAAAATTCAATTGTTAGTCTGACTGCATTGAATAGACTTGTTTCTGAATCTGATTATGAAAGTACTGATATCATAATCAAAGATTTTCCAATTCAACCTAATTCAATTCCTATATTGAAAAGATCTGATATTAAAATAAATGAAATATCAATATTTACTTCTCTAAATTTTAATAATGAAGTTGTTCCTTCAAGAAATGTTAAATATACAATACCTGCAACTCAAGAGTATATTCCAAGAGGAACAATCATTACTGATGATGGAGTTGATTATATTACTTTATTTGATATGACAACTGATTTAATAAATGGATCAGCATTTTATCATTATATTATGTATGAAATTTATACAGTCCCAACATTAGTTAGAAGTTATGGGATTGTATACAATATTGCTGCAAGTTCATTATTAATTCAAAGAGATATTGATAAAGCAGTTTTTGAATTAAATTATTTTACAGATGAACTTGATTATGCAACAACAACTTGTGAATTACAAATAATTGAAACTGGTTCAATTTATAATATGACAAACAATTCATCTGAAAAGAAATTTGAATATACATTTGATCCATATACTCTTTTAACAGCTGGAGAAATAAATTGTTTATTTACAATTAGTAATACTACTCAGCAAGTATGTCGTTATTCAGCATCATTTATATTCAGACAAGAATTAGATGATTTTATGTTATCTAATTTAACAATTGATTCAACTTCATCAGATATAACAATATATGATATTCCTGTTGTTCAGAAAGAATATTATGATGGGATAGTTCAGAGAGATTTTGAATTATTAGTTCTTCAAAAGATGATGGAAAATATTTCACTTTCAGGTCAGAGAATGTTAACTGATTTTGCAAATATAAAATTTACAAATACAACTGGCACAATGAATAATATGCAACATAATATTGCGACTAAACCAGCTGTAATTGATATCATATCAACTCCTCCTATTGTTGCTGATTTAGGAGATAGATATATTGTTGGGACTAATGCGACTGGAGATTTTGAGGGTAAGACTCATCAAATTGCCCAATGTATTGATTCAACTGCTGTATTATGGCATTATGTACAACCAATCACAGATGATATGCTTTATGTTGAAAATAAAGGATTGAAGTATGTATTTGCAATTACAGGTTGGATTGTTCCTAATTATACAATTCCTTTGCAATTAGAAATTGAAGTAATTAAAACAAAGGAATATTCTGGGACTGATACTGACTTATCAAATTCAATTAAGACAGCATTAATTAATGCATTTTCTGGAAGGTTTGGATCAAATATTTCAATATTTAGATCTGAAATTACAGATGTTGTTCAAGGATTAGAAGGTGTTGATCATTTAAGATTAACAAAACCTGAATCTAATATCTTCTTTGATTATGATATTAATAAATTTACTGAACAAGAGTTATTAGAATATGGACCGGAGTATGTATTTTTTGAGGAATCAGATATTTCAATCTTAGTCATTTAGGATAAAATTATATGAAAGAACTTTTAGATAAGTCCAAAATTAACAAAGTTGCTCTAAGAAAGGCAATCGTCAAGACAGTTGCAGGCGAATTGACTAAATTATCAGAACCTTGTTATTATCCGACTCTTCATAAATTTCAATATGAGTTATATAAACATACTGGATTAACTGAAAAGGATGTTAAAGAATTTATAAAACGATTCTGGGGTGATACTAAATGGGGCAAATTCCTTCTCCACAAGGATCCTGTGACTATGTTGACCATTTTCATTATGAAATATTTTCTCGATGAAAAAGACCAATTAGCTTATCAATATACAGTTTTATTTCATACAATCAGAATGTATACGAACAGGATGCATATTCAAATGAAATTTTGTAATCCAGATACATTCAAATATACATTAGAGCATCTTAATAAAAGTCATTTATTTTATAGAGAAAAAACAATTCCTAATGCTTTATATTATTTAGCAAAACAATTTCATGTTAAATATTCTAAATTTATTAAAGAAGGCAATGTTGATAAAATAGGTGCATTTGTTCAAGAAGTTAGAAGTCGAATTGCTCAAAGTGTTAAAAGTTTTGCTTCATTATATTATAGAGCATCTGAGGAAGGTTTATCATTCAAGAGTCCTTATGAAGGTGAAGACGAAGATAATCCATATCGCTTTGAAAAGACCCAAAAAGTAGATCAACTTGTTGAAGAAATTACTAAGAAAATTACAGTATATAAATACATTGATATTAAAGCTATGAATGACGCAAAGACTCTTTCAAAGATTAAAACATCCTTAGCAACATTGATAACAAAAGAAATAACAAATATGAAATATACTGAAAATTTAAAGCAGATATATAGATTATTTATTGAAGACTTACAAGACGTGAATCAATTATGTAAAAAAGAATTTTTCACATATGTTAAAAAATTAATGTCAATTAAACGAACAAATGAGAAGGTTTATTTTAAACAACAGATAAACCTTCTCATTTTAGACATTATTAAAGAAATTAAATTTGATAAAAAATATCAAAAATTTACAACTCAAACAAAATTTAATATTAATACATTCTTAGCTCATTATTTAACACTGATATTAAAAAATATGTTGTGTGTTAAAAGTTAAGTATAAAAATTTTCATTACCTCGCGCTGTCAATTGGGCAATCTTAGCAGCATTGTTAGGATTGCTCCTTGATGGTATTATATTTCCAAATTGATCTGCAGTTCCACTCGTAACATCTTCTCCATTAACATTTGAATTCCTATCATTCCTAGCAACTAATCTATCCCCAACCCCAATATATTTCTCAGTTTCACCATTAGGTCCAGTTACAATATACCCTGCCTTATTCGCTTTTTGATTTGCAAGGACTTCCGCTTGAGCTAATGCTTTTGGACTTAATGGTGATTGTCTTGTTGATTGATTAGCAAGTAATGTTGATTTTAAAGCAGGAGGAATTTCATAAACATCTTCTAAATCCTGAGAATCTAATAAATTTTCAAGGTATGCTTTAAGAGTTGGTTTATCAGCATCTGCATCATAATTAATTCCAGCTAATAAACTGCTATACAAACTTCCAAAATCAATTCTAACATCAACAATTCCCATTCTTTGATTCCAAGCAATTTGTTGTTGATCCCCACCTTTTATAACTGCAATGTTACTTATATATGCAGACTTTAAATCAAAAACTCCACGACATCTTATTTTATGTAAGAATGGCCAGTTATATGTATGCCCTTCTTTAGTTAATGGAACACATAGAAGTAATAATGCTGCAATAGGTCCAACAATATATTTTTCAGTTGCTTTATAATTACCTGGCATTGGATTCCAAAGTCTAACTGTAACTGAATATTGTGGAGTGAACCCACTATTTTTCCATACTTGTGGAAAATCAACTCTTGCTCCACCCATCAAACTATTTAATAATTTTCCACCACTTCCTAAACTTGAAAATCTACTTCCAACGGAATTTCCTAAACTTGATAATTCTTTTTTGGCAGTCTCAAGACCACTCCCAATTGTTCCCATTCCATAAATATCTTTCATTCCGTTTATTATTGTATCAATTCCCTGTCCAGCAGTTTTTGATCCCATCATAAAATTGACTTCACCTGCTGCTTGTGAAGCAACATCAGTCATCCTATTTAAAAAACTTTCACCATACTCATTAGTGAATGAATCAGTTGGGAAATTATCAGCGATATATGCTACTTTAAGGGGTCTTGAATCTAACTCAAACCCATGTGATTCTAATAATGGTAAATACCCATCAGTGCCCTCCCATGCTTGTTTAAGTGAGAATAAATTCAAACCTGCTTGAAAATTTGGAATACAAGGAGTAATTTCCAAAATAGGCATTGAATTTTTTCTCAATGATTCACTTACATGACTCTCTGGAGGCATCCCAAGAATTTTTTGTATTTTCATTATGAAAGATCTCCTTCAAGTATTTGCATTGCCAGTGGGTCAAATATTGCGGATTGTTGGTTTCCACCTCCACCACCTTGACTGACAGATTGATTTGAACTTGACATTATATTACTTATATTATTTACAATTGCATTATTGCTTGAAGCATTTGATTTAGTTA